TCAGGCGATCTCCTCGCTGCAGCGGGTGCAGAGCCGATTGAAACGGTGGCTCGAGCTGAAGATCTGAAGGCAGCAGATGCAGGGGCGGATCATTGCGCCTCGGTGCAGCTGCTTCTCTTCCAGGCGCTGAGCTGCGACAGCAGCGCTGTCATAGGACCAGAACCGACGCGGCAGGATCTGGTCGTTCTGCAGTATGTAAAAGTCCACGTTTTTGCCGCGGATCTCGATGCGGGCGGGCTCAGCCATTTTTTAGGTCACGCGCCTTCTGCTCAAGCTTCGCGATCGCCATGATCGTCGGCTTCACCTCTGGCGAGGCTTCGTCGTAGCCGAGGTTCCATCTGCCGCTCAGGCGGGGCAGCATGGACTTCGGCAGGGCTTCCCAGTTCGACGGGTCACAATTCGTCTTGTCGCTGTCGAGGCACTTCAGGACATGGCCTTCGGGCACCGGGCCGTTGAGCTTCTCCCATAGCCATTTGTGTTTTTGCACCCGGCGCGTCGCAGCGCCGGTATGCGGGTTTGTTTCCTCGACAATAAGCCAGACATAGCCGTCCTTGTTGTCGATGCTCTCATGCCCCGGGCCGCGATATGTGTGGGGTCGTTGCCCTTTCCTGAACTGCGTTCGGGCGCTGTTCTCATTGTGGGGCATCTTCTTGCCCTTGTTCGGGGGCGTCTGCCCCTTCACGAAACAGCCGGTGCGGCCCGTCTTCCACCCTTTGCGCTGGAACAGGGCTTTGATCGCGTGAACGGTCAAGTCATCGCGTTTCCAGAACCAGCAGAAGGCCTTGTGCAGTTCCGCGCGCGGCCAGTCCTGGCGTGCCTCGAGCCAGGCCATCTCCTCAGGGAACCAGGTGATAGGATGGCCTTTCACTCCTGGGCCTTTCCGATCATCGGCAGATGCGGCAATACAGCGGCACCGTAGTCGCCAAATAGCTTCGCGGCCTTCAGCTGAAGATCGGCTGCGGTTGTGATCTGGTCGGCAATCGCCACCATCGCCTCGGTGCGCTTCACCTCAGTCGCGATTTGCTCGGCCGAGATGTCGCCGGCAGACAGACGATCCAGCTGGCTGAAGAGGTGGTTGTTCAGGTCGGCAAGCTTACCGCTCATTGCGTCGCCCCCTTCGCCTTCGCGGCCTCGACTGTGCGGGCGTGGAAGGTTTCGAGCAGCCTGCCCTGGCGGGCGAGCTTGCGGATCTCGGAGCGAACCATGTGGTCAATGCTGGCCATGATCTGCGCCCTCCTGTGCCATCGCGTCGAGCGCCTGCGCATGGGCCTCGTTCAGCCAGTCGAAGCGCGGGGCGGTGCCATCGATCGGCGCGGCCGGCGCCGGGCGGGCGAGGATTACATCGAAGAAGGGCTCGACCTCGTCCCAGGCGGACTGGATCAGGGGGCTGCCTTCCTGACGGATCAGGGTGCGCAGCGCGTTCGCGGCGGTGTAGAGCTCGGCAAAGGGGCGGGTGCCCCAGCTGGGGGGGGTGTCACGCGTTGGTGTATCCTTGACCATAAGGCTCGGCATTGATTGAAATGGGATCTCTAAGCCGCGCGTCTGGATCCCCTCGAGGTAGCGCGAGGTCGTCGAGGCCGCAGCACCCGGCACGCGCTGCAGGGACTGCGTCCAGGCGCCACCCGCCCAGTCCGACTTCTCAAAGAGCGCCTTCAGCCCCGCCATCTGCTTAGTGGCGACGAACAGCACCGGCGCCTCGGCCGAGCCGATCACGCGCAGCCCATAGGCCGCCAGATAGCGGTTCGCGATCTTCGCCCGATCGGCATCACCCGCGAACGCATCCTCACCAAAGAGCCGGCGCGCGGCGCCCGGGCGCTGCCCTGCGACCTTCAGCCAGGTTGCAATGGTATGAGACTGCCCCTTGCGCATCGGGTCGATTATCTGGGTCAGGAGCCAGGTGATGACATCATCGGCATCCAACCCGATCTCGCTTCCGGAAACGTAGTGCTCAAATCCAATCACGCTTTCCTCCTTTTCGGGGTTTCCTGTTCAACCGGCGCTGGCCGGGCGATGGCGGTGGCGGCGCGCCAGGTGGTGGCCACCTGCGGCTCCATGTAGATTTTCGCGAGGGTCGCATCGGTGTCGGCGGTGTTGCCGAGGACATCCGCCACGTCGCTTTTGTCGGCGCCGCCGGCGCGGGCGAGGTTGCCGAAGGTGCGGCGCAGGTCGCGCCACTGGATGGTCGTCACGCTGGGCACCGTCTCGGCCGCGAGGTCGCGGATCTTCTGCCAGCGATCCCACATGAGGCGCTTGGAAAGCGGGTTGCCGGTGGCCTGATCCCAGATCAGGGTGCCTGGGCCATCGGCTGCGAGCCGCAGCTGCAGGCGGAGCGCCGGCACGATCATCGGGTGAAGCCCGATCTGGCCCTCATTCTGACGTTTCGAGCGGATCAGCGCCCAGACCCAGATCCGGCGCGGCGCCGGCATGCCGGCCAGTTGCATCATGGCAGATCCAAAGCCGTCGGGCTTTGCCTCGCGCACATCGGTCTGGCGCTGGCCGGCAAGGGTGGTCAGCAGGATCGCAAGGCGCATGCCGCGCCAGGTGATGCGGCCAGCGGCGTCCGATCCCCGCGCGAGCTGGCGGCAGGCGTCCAGCAGGGCGTCCAGCTCGGCCCAGGTGCCGACGCGCGAGCGGCCTTCGGGGCGCTGCATGTCGAGATCCCGGGCGGGGTTCGAACCTTTCGTCCGCCAGCCCCGGCGCTCGGCATGTTTCAGCAGCGTGCGCATCATGGTCAGGATCGCGCGGGCGCGGGTGACGCTTTTGGCGGTGAGCAGCGCGTCATACCATTGATCCATCATCACGGGATCGAAGAGGGAGACCGGCTGCGGGCCCCATTTATCCTCGATCGCGCGCAGATCAGTGTCATAGCTGCGCCGGGTGGTCTCGCGCAGCTGCGTGTAGTGGCGGCTGCGGCGATAGTCCTCGATCAGGGCCGAGGTCGAGCGGCCGTCGCGGCGGGCGGTGACCGGCTTGCCTTCCGCCCGGGCGGACCATTCGTTTGCGAGGCGCGTGGCTTCGCGCTGCGCATGGCCGGGCTGGCGGGCCTGGAATTCGACCGGCTTCGCGCCGATCTCGCGCTGGCGTTTGGTCGGTTCCCACCAGATGCGCCATTCTCCGTCGCTGCGCCGGCGCTGGCGCAGGCCATCCTTTGGCGCAATGACGGGGGGATCTTCGGGGCGGCGGGCCATGGGGTCTTTCCTTTCGGGCCTGTTGTCAGGCTGTGGTCTCAGGCGGTGCGCGACATCTGCAGCATGACGACACGGCCGGTGGCGATGTCGTCGGGGTCGATTTCGGGGCCGGTGCTGCGGCCCATGCGGTCCACCCATGCGGCGACCTCGTCATGGCGCCAGCGCATCGGGCGCCGGCTGGTCGGCATCGGCAGGGGGAAGAGGTTTTCACGCTCGAGCCGGGGGCGGATCCGCAGGAAGGCGCCGGCATCGGGAAGGCCGATCACGCCAGCGACCTGTTCAGAGGTGATGAAAGCGGGCAGGGACATCAGCGATTGCCCTCCAGATCTGACCAGCTCTGCATGGCGAGGGTGAAATCATCCTGGCTTTCCGGCTCGCGGTCATGGTGGCGGCGCAGGCGCAGGGCGTGGCGCAGGATCAGGATCGCCGCGACGGTGAAGATGAAGCTGAAGCCGAGAAGAATGGCCTGCATGGCTGGTTCCTGTGGCAGGTCTGGCGCGTGTCGCCCGACGCGCGGGACCGGGAAGGGGGCGGGGCGAGCAGCAACCGCCGGGCGACCCCGGGAAGGGTCAGTCGGGGCAGCCGATGGTGACGGCGAGGCCTGCGGCCATGCTGGCCATCATGCCGCCGCTGCTTTGCAGATAAGGCGGGGTGCCTGCGAGCGAGGGCGCGCTTTCGAGCTGGCGCCCGACGGTCACCATCATCGAACAGGCGAGGCGGAAGCCCCAGGCCTGTTCCTCGGTCAGGTCTTGTGCCGGCAGTTTGGGGAGGAGGTTGGTGAGGTCGGTCATGTGTATGGGCCCTTCATATTCTGGCCCATCGACTTGACTGTAAGCTGGTTCAGCCAGTTGCGGCATGCTTGGTAGAGGCTCGAGGTGGAGGTGGCGCGCAGGCCGAAGATCCGGATGCTTGCGCCATCCCAGCCTTCATGCACCTTACCACCATTGTTCTCGATCACCGATTTCAGTGCCCTGAGCGCGAGGGTGCGTCTTTCAGTGTATTCGATCGACTGTTCTACACAGGCCGCATCCGGGAAGGGAATGTTGGCCATAGCCTTGCGCAGTTCGTCCTGGAAGGCCTGTGCGCCTTCGAGATCAGGTTTCGCGGCCATCAGACCTCTTCCTCTTCCGGGAGATCCTTCGCCATGGCCTCGCGCAGCTGTTCTTCTGCGCGGGGCGTGTGGGCGCAGCGGATCGCGCCTTCGACGATGCGGCGATAGGCGTCGGGATTTTCCGCTGCCAGGTGACCGCGCGCGACATGCAGGATGGTGGAGACAGAGACCTGCATCAGCGCACCGCCACGGGTAGCGGGATCACGTTGCTGCCAAGGGCCAGCGGGCGGCCGAAACTGTCATGGGCGCGGCGGAGCAGCAGCTCCTCGAGTGCGGGGCCGGTCACCAGTTCCAGCAGCGCGGCTTCGGCGTTGCTGAGGGGGCGGGTCTGGAGGATCTGGGCGGCGTCGAGCGCGGCGCAGAGCATGGCATCCGTGATCTGCGCGCTTGCGCGGGCAGAGGGGATGCTGCGGGTGGCAGGTTGAGACATGCGCAACTCCTGTGCAGGGGATATGCACAAGAGTTAGGGGTTGCGACTTGCGACTGTCAACTCAAGAATTGACAAAATCGCAAATTTTGCCGATCACGCCTGTCGAGAGTGTCACCGTCCGAGTTCGGCCTGAGCTTGGAGGATGATGGCTATAGCTAAGTCTTCGGGCGGTTCTTTTCTGAAGACGAGTGCAACGGGGCCGTTAGGCTCGATTGAAGCCATCCCGAATGAGAAAAACATGTAGTTTTCTGCTGTGCGCCTGAGTTCGTCGTCGATGTCCTTGCGAAGGCGAATTTTTGGCCAAGTGAGGCCGACTTTCTCCATGAGGAAGCGTTCCGGCGTTATGGTGGCTCCGGAGCGCTTATTGACTACGCGCCAAGATCCAAAAATAAATCGTTGTTTTACTTGAATAAAGTCATTTTCGAAAAGTATGGGCATTCCTTCCTCCGGATGGCGGTGATTTTGATGGCGAATGGTTTGAGCGTGCTGAGGGCTGCAGGTCAAAATGCCCAGTGCAGCACAGTCCAGTAGATCGGCCAGATGGATCCGAGAAAGAGATTGATCGGAACCAGGATGAGCCAGTTCCACCAGTTGTATGTGTCTCCGTTGAAAAACGTGAGATAGATCGCGGTTCCCAGACTGCCGGCCGGGTATAGAAAAAAGAGTATTGCCTCTCTCAATTTGTCCTCCAGCTGGCGGTGACTTTGCCCATGATCACTACATTGTTGTTGTCAACGACATGAACTGAAAGATCTTTCGGGCAAACAAGCACTGGTGGCTGGAACTGGCGCAGCACCGTGGTCGCGCTGCCCTGGCGGTCATAGATCTGGGCGATCACCACATCGCCGGCTTTCGCGCGTTCGGCCTGGAAGGTATCGACCAGGATGAAATCGCCCTCTCGATAGCCGGCCAGGGCCATCGCGTCGCCCTTTACGCGCCAGATGTCGATCCCGGGTTTCGCGCCGAAGGCCTCGGCAATCGTGACGGTCCCGCGCTGTTCCGCACCCTGCGATATGAAAGGGGCAACATCGCTCTCTGCGAAGCCGGGTATGATCTGTCGGGCGGATGCTTCGTCTGTGACGCCGGCCTTTTCAAGGATGGTAGCCAGCGGCTGGTTGAGGCTGTCCGCGAACGCTTTGGCCCAGTCAAGGGTCATATTCTGTTTTGCGTTCAGGATTTTCGAAACCACCGAGGGGTGGCGGCCCAGTCTGGCGGCAATCTGATCTGCCGTGACGCCGGCCTTCTTTTGCTGCTGTTTGAACCACTTATCATCCATGCGGTTTGAAGTAGGGACTTGCTACCTCAATTCATATTGCCGAAATCGCAAAATATGACTTGCGGGGGCAAATCTTGCGGCGCTAGATGTTGCGTCATGAGTAGCGACCTGACACCAATGCAAGTATGCGAAGCGCTGATCGGTAAGCCCGAGCAGATTGCTGCTGCTATCGGCGTGGCCGATAAGGTTCCTTTCGCCTGGCGTCACCCGGCGAAGGGGCGGGCGGCAGGGGACATCACCTCTGCGATCCATATGCGCCTGCTGCTGGCGCACTCAGCTCGCCACGGTCTCGGCCTGACCCCGGATCACCTGATCTGGGGCGCGCGCGAGGAAGATATTGCCGCGATCCTTGCCGACCGCGCTGCCGGAAAGGTGGCGGCGCAATGAATTCAATCGCCCCTGTAACTGCCCAGAAGCCTGTATGGATCCGCGCTGCCATTGCGTCGATCCCAGGGGTGACACCTGCGGCGGCCGTGGCTCTCCCTTGCGGCCGCCGCCCTTTCTTTGCGGGGTGTCTTGCATGACGAATGAAGCTCATGCCCGGGTGGGTGTGATGACGGCCATGCTGTCGGTGTCGATGCTGGCGCGGCAGAACAACCTTTCGCCTTGGCGTGTCGATGAAATGGAGGAGCGCGCGATGGATGCGCTTCTGCCCGGTGACGCGTTGCGCCAGGCGGTGCTCAGCTTTGCTGATCGATATCCGGCGCTGAAGCGCGATGCCTATGCGCTGCGCCTGCTGGGCGAGGAGCTGGGGGTGGCGTTGCGGGTGGTTCTGAACCCCGAGGCTACAGCGCCGGCGCGCTACCGGAGCGATGTCGATGGCTGATGTCGGTGCAGAAGATCTGATCCCGCATCCGCGCCCGGCCCGGCTGAGCATGGCGCAGCAGGTCGTGGTGAACGCATTGGCGGTGCTGGCGCTCGGTCGCGATGACAGCACAAATATGCTGGCGCTGGATCTGCTGGTCGAGGCGCTGCCGAAGGCGCGGCGCGAGCTGAGCCAGGATCAGAAGTTCGAGGAGGTGCTGGACGCGGCGGATATCGTCGCGGGCTACCGGCAGACGCATGGCGCTGATCTGGCCGCCTCGCGCGACTGGTGGTTTGTTCATACCCCCCTGTGGCGGGTGTTGGCGCCGTTTTTCGTGATGCGGCTCGGCTGTGCCTGGGAAGACCTGCAAACCGCCACCCGGATGAAAGAGGCGCAGGCCACCGGGCAGGTGGTGCAGATGCGGGGCAAGGCGGGATGAGCTATGAGCCCCGCCAGCAAGTCTCGATCGAGACGATCAAGGATCGGCTGCTGGCGCAGATCGACAGCGTCGTGTCGCGCTATGCGCCCGAGGCGCCGGGGGCGTTTCACAAGGGAAGCCTCTATTTCACGCTGAACCCGGGGCGGGTCGACAATAATGTGGGCTCGTTTTGCATCCATATGTCCGGGCCTGATGCCGGGCGGTGGGTGGATTTCGCCTGTGCGCCGGCGGGCAGCGGGCGCGGCAAATATCTGACCGGCGATCTGATCGATCTGATCGGGATGTCGCTGGGCCTGACGCATGCGCGGGATGCGCTGGCCGAGGCGCGGCGGTTTCTGGGCCTCGAGACCGAGGATCCTGCCACCCGGCGCCAGCGCGAGGAACATGCGGCGCGGCTGAAGCGCGAGCGCGAGGCGCAGGTTGTCGATCGGGCGGCGCAGCTCCTGAAGAAACAGAAGAAGGCCGAGGCGCTTTGGTTGTCGGGCCAGCGTGAGCTGCGCGGCTCGCCGGTGGATCTCTACCTGAAAGGCAGGGGGATAGATCTCTCCCTTCTGGGCCATGCCCCGGGCGCGATCCGGTATCACCCGGAATGCTTCTATGTGCCGGATGTGCGCGAAGAGCATGTTGATCCGGACAGCGGTGAAGTTTCCTTCCGCCGGGTCAAAGGCAAGGCGGTGAGGATGCCGGCCATGCTGACGGCCATCGCGCTGAAGGGTCGGATCATCGACTGCCACCGGACCTATCTGGCCCTGGGCGAGCGGGGCTGGGTCAAGGCGGATCTGCCGGACGCGAAAAAGGTGTTCTCGGATTACACCGGCGGCTCGATCCGGCTGTGCAACGGGCTGGGCCCGCGCGGTGGTCGGGGGGCTGCGCTGTCGCAATGCCCGCCCGGGACGCGGGTTTTCATAGCCGAGGGGATCGAGAACGGGCTTTCAGGCGTGATGCTGCGGCATCTGGCCGGCCTCGATCCTGAGCGGGTGATCGCGGCGGGGTCGATCTGGAACCTCGGTGAGGTCGAGCTGCCGGCGAATGTCTCGGAAGTGATCCTGGCGGCCGACAATGACCAGGGCGCCCAGGCGCAGGCGCAGCTGGCCGAGGCGGTCGCGAAACACAAGCGGGCCGGCCGGGTGGTGCGGGTCTGGAAATCACGGATCCCGGGTGAGGATCTGAATGATGCGCTGCGGCGCGTTCTCAAGGAAATGGAGGGGGTAGCGTGAGCGAAGCTGTCCGGAGCGCAGTTTTGACTGCGGAAGTCGAGCGTCTGCAAGGGCAGTTGCGGCAAGAGAAAATCGCCGTTGAGGTTGCCGAAGGTCGCGCTGAAACGTCCAGGGCAGCACTGAAAACCGCGCGAAATGTCATCGCCAAGGTCTATCATCGCGTCGCCGTGGTTGCTGGGGCGATCGAGGATGATGGAGATCGCCAGTTTTTCGGGAGTAGCAATGACGCGGATACGCTGCGTGACCTGAGAGACGAGTGGGATGCTCATAAAATCATGGGTGAAAGCATCCTGACTTCTGAGCAGGAGGTGGTTGCCCTCAACGCTCGTGTCGCGAGGGTGGAAGCCGAGCGTGATGCCTACGTTTTGGAGGCGGACGCAAAGCAGGAGGAGTTGACGATTGCCTTGGCCGAGCGTGACGCCGCGCTGGCCCGTGTCGGGGAGATGAAGGTAAAGGGGCTGGACATGTCTACGGGCTACGCCAGTACGCGCCTGCCTATCGGATATTCCATCGACGGCGAGGATGGCGACGGCTTCAAAGTGCGGATCGAGTGGCACACCTGCGACGAGTTTCTTTCGACATCTGACGGCATAGATGCCATTTTCCCAGATCCCGGCGAGGCTCACGACGCCGCCCAAGCCGACTACGCCGCCCGCATCCGCGCCGCCCTGACAGAGGGCGGCGCAGCATGAACGAGGACAATGTCCGCGAGCTGCGCCCTGTTGACCAGTTGGCGCGGGATCTCGATCAGGCTCCGCTGGCCGATGGGGCTGGCGGTGGCGCCGGCGCGCCGCCGAAGGATCCTCCCCGGCCTTCGGGGGGCGGCGGTGATGGCGGCAAAGGCAAGGCACCGAAGCCCGAGAAGGAAACCCTGCCGGGCGCGCGCAAGAACAGCGAGCGGCCGCCGGGCGAGATCTGGAAGGGCTGCCCGGTCACGCCGCTCGGTTTCAATGATGACCGGATGTATCTGATCGATCTGCATGGCCAGCTGAAAACGCTGGTGAAGATCGATATTCAGTCGATCGCCAAGCTGTTCGGGAACCGCCAGCACCTCCTGTGGCACCGATACCCGACCTTTGCGCGGGGCAGCGACAAGCCGCAGCCGATGCGGTTTGATGCGACGACGGCGGCCTCGGACATCATCTCGGCCTGTGCCGACAAGGGCATGTTTGATCCGGTCGGCACGGTGCGCGGCGTCGGGGCCTGGTCCGATGATGACGGCAATCTGATCTACCATTGCGGCGATGTGCTGCTGAAGGGTGGCGATGAGATCCCGCCCTCGGCCATGGGCGGCAAGATCTATCCCGCCGCCCCGCCGATCCCGCACCCTGCGGCGGCGGTGACAGATCCCGGGCCGATGCCTGCGATCCGGGAAGAGTTTGAAAGCTGGCGCTGGCGCCGGGGTGATCTGGATGCGCAAATTGCCATCGGGATGATCTGCTGCATGATCCTGGGCGGGGCGCTGGAATGGCGGCCGAGCTTTTGGCTCACCGGCGGGGCCTCTACGGGCAAGAGCCGGCTGCAGCGGCTGATCATGCTGCTGATGGGCGGCGAGAAGGGGCTGCTGAAGGCGGAAAACGCCACTGCGGCCTCGATCTCGAACTTCCTGCGGCTGTCCACGCTTCCCGTGGCGCTCGACGAACTCGAGCCGGGCGATCAGGGATCGACCAAAGAGGCCGCGATTATCGAGCTGATGCGGATCGCCAGCTCCGGCGGCCGGCGGATCCGGTCGAACCCGGATCAGTCCACCACTGAGACGGTGATCCGCTCCACCTTTGTCGCCTCCTCGATCCTGATCCCGGGCAAGCTGAAGCCGCAGGATCGCTCGCGCATCCTGATCCTCGATCTCGATCCCTTCCCGGAAGGCCATAAGGCACCGCCGATCCTGCGATCTGACATCTGGACGAAGCGCGGTCATGCGCTGAAGCGGCTGCTGATCGGGCGCTGGCCCACCTGGGCGGAGCGGCTGGATCGCTGGCGCGTCGGGCTGGCGGCAAAGGGCATCGATGGCCGGCGCGGCGACAACTGGGCCACGGTGCTGGCGATGGCAGATATGGCCGAGAATGCCGATCTCCCCGCACCCGAGGCCGTGGCCGGATGGGCCCTGAAGGTGGCTAAGGCGGTGCGCAACGATCTGACCGAGATCGGGTCGGATGCCGATGATGTCATCACATGGCTCCTGACCCAGATGATCGACCCGATGCGCAAGGGGCAGGCCCACACCATTGCCAGCTGGCTGAAGGTGGCAGGGCAGCGCCCTGGTGCTGCGCGGCGCATGTTTGGCGAGGATGCTTTCGCGGGTGATGCTGATCGGGCGAAGATCGCTAACCGCTATCTGGCGCCCTTCGGCTTACGGGTGATCGGCTCGGCCGAGGAGCCTGTCCTGTTCGTTGCCACCAAACAGTTGGCAGGGCTGAAGGCGCTGTTTGAGAAGTCGGACTGGGCGGGCGGCGCCTGGACGCAGTCCCTGCAGCGCGTGCCAGGCGCCACGGCCTCGGCAACCTCGCGCTACCTCGAGGGGATCCAGACGCGCGGCTCTGAGATCCCGTTTTCGTCCATTCCGGGCCTGATGGCCCTCGACAGTGAGGATGGCGGCCTTGTGCCTGCCCCCGCACCCGTTGCCGGCGGCGATACCGGCGATATTCCGGAGGATCATTACTGACGATGCTGGAGGCTTGCCCGACCATAGCGCGGCGGAGTAGTGTCTGCCCTGACCCGCACCCGACGCTTGCCATTAAGAGCGCGAAGGGCGGGGCTTTCGACCCGGGTTCGGGGGATAATTTCCCGGTATCCATCCCCTACGCCCCTACGTTTTCGGGCGTCGGACGTAGGGGGCGACGTAGTGGCTTTTATGTCTGCTGTTTCAACGGCTTAGACCCGTCCACTACGCCCCTACGCCAAAATTCACCATATACATGTGTGTGCACAGGCGGGCGCGGATGCGCGCACGTATGCACCTGTTTTTTGCGTAGTGGCGTAGTATCTTCTCTTATCTCTTTGTTCCTGAAAGAGAAAAAGAAAGAAAAAGCCCTACGCCGCCCCCTACGTCGCCCCTACAACGTAGTAGTTGGGCTGGCTCTGACCCTGCCGATTTCGGACAAGCCGCTGAAAACAATAAAATATTCTGGTTTTATTGCGTCGCGGGGTGCCTGCGATGGCTGGTGATAAGCCGGATCCGCGCGAAATCGCCATGGCGGCAGGCCGGGCGCTGCTGGCTGAGCGTGAGGCGGGCGGCCAGCTCGACATGTTCGGCGGTGATCAGGGTGAGGCAGTGCCGGTCGAGGATCGGCGCGGGCCGGGCAGGCCTGCCGGATCCTCGAACAAGCTGCGCGGCAAGATCCGCGAGCTGATGGCGGCGCGCGGCTACCGCGATCCGGCGGAACAGCTGGCGATGCTGGCGGGCCTCGATCGGCCGGATCTGCATCCGCTGGGCTATGCGGCGCAGATCGCGGCGACGCTGGGCGAGCCGGTGATGCTGGTGGCGCGCGAGATGCGGCAGGCTGCGGCGGAGCTGATGCCCTACTGGCATGCCAAGATCACGCCTGACATCGCGGTGCAGGCGCCTGCGGTCAACATCCTGATGGCCGGCGATGCGGCTGCGGTCGCGGTGCAGGGCGCGATGCCTGGCGCTGGCGCGGGCTTCGCGCCGTTGGACGTGCGCATGATGCAGATCGAGCAAAATCAACAGGTTAGCGGGGGCGATGCTGCGGCGTCGGATGATGAGTGACGGACGCAATGATTAAGTGCCTGAAATGGCAGGGTAAAAAATCGGTCGCCCCCCAGATCGCAAATCTGGGGCTGATCCTCGGCCGTGCCGGCGCGACCACCCCCCCCCTGCCTTGCCTCGCGCGGGGCCTGACCTCGACCCGACCCGGGGGGCGCCCCCACGCCTTTGATCGTATCCCCGTGCCTCCGACCCCATTCAGGAAATGGGACGCGGCGCGGCCAGGGCAGGGGGGTATGGGCCGAAATTTCCGACCGGCCAATGGGGTGGGGGGTATGGCCTATGGCGTTTGATCTTTTCACGCTGCGGCAGGAAGAGGATTTCCGCGATCTCAACGGCGCGAAAGCCCTCGACGCATTTGTCCAGGGGGTCACTGAGGCGCGTGAATTCCCGCGCGTTGATCTGTGGAAGCCCCCCGGCCCGGTCGCGCATCGGTTTTTCCTTTGCGACGACGATGTCATAGGCATACGCGGCCCTGTCGGCTCTGGCAAGACCACGGCGCATTTGCGCTCGAGGATCCGCCGGGCCCAGATGATGCCGCGCTCGGGGATCGACGGGATCCGGCGCTACAAGGTCGCCATCGTGCGCGAGACCTATCGGCAGCTCTGGTCGACCACGATCCCCAGCTGGTGGGAAGTGATGCCGAAGAAGCTCGGCTCCTGGGCTGGCGGTCGCGGCGATCCGGTGACCCACTCGATCAGGTTCGAGGATCAGTGGGGCCCCATCGAATTCATTGCAGAGTTCATGGCCTTCGGATCGGCACCGGCCGAGATCGACGCGAATGTGCGCGGTGTGCAGGTCACTGATCTGGCAATGGAGGAGGCCGATACAAACCCGGTCGCGGTTTTCACCAAAGGGATCACCCGGATCGACCGCTACCCGCCGCCCGACCATTTTGCGCACCTGCCGCCGGAAATGCGCAGCTATGGGCAGGTTTCGGCCAGCTACAACGCGCCGGATGAGGAAAACTGGACTGTCCGGGTCATCGAAGCCGAGGGTATGGATGATCAGGCGAAGGCGGTGCGCAGCGAGCTGGATGAGCAGGGGATCAAGATCACCTTTTTCCGGCAGCCGGGCTTTGGTGAGGATGGCTGCGAGAACCTCGATAACCTGAAGGGGAAATACTACCCGCGCGCCATCGCCGCGATGAAGGCCGAGGGGCGGGGCAATGATGTTGACCGGCTGATCTATAACAAGATCGGCTATATCCGGATCGGGGATCCTGTCTTCCTCGATCACTTCAAGCCCCGGATCCATAATTCGCCGGTGCCGCTGCGGGCGATCCCGGGGGTGCCGCTGCGGATTGGCCTTGACCAGGGGCAATTCGGGGCGGCCGTGATCGGCCAGTTCCTCGCGCCCTTCCAGTGGCGGATCCTGGCGGAGCTCTGGTTCAAGAAAAGCGTCTTCGCGCCGGATTTCGGTCGCGCGCTGCGGGCTTTGCTGGATGAGCGGTTCCCGGGCCATCCGATCTATGACCCGGCTTTCTGCGATCTGGCCGGCAACGCGAATGAAAGCCTCGAGGATGTCACCTGGATCAACGAGGTTTCCGCCGCTGCGCGCCTGCCGATCGAGCCGCAGCGCCTTGGCGGCAACCGGCTGAAGCCGCGCCTGTCGGTCTGGCGGGCGGCGATGGATTTCAACCATTTCGGCGAGCCCGGGCTGCTGATCGACCCCAGCTGCAAGATGATCCGGCGCGGCCTGGAGAACGATTACGTCTGGGCGCAGGAGGTCGACAAGGCCGGCAATGCCGAGCGGGTGCCGAAAAAGCGCGGCAACCGGGCGGCCGATGTGATCGACGCCGGCGGCTACATGATGCTGGCCGAAAGCCTGCCCGATGGCCGCCCGCTGACCGCCGCGCTGGCCGAGGAGGCGGTTTCCGCGATGGATCACTCCCCGTCCGATGGCGGCTGGTCGGGCGGCGCGGGTGTTCAGAGTTACGATTTCAATCCTTTGGAGGGGTTCTGATGTGCGGTTTCGGTGGTGTTGGCGCTGCCTTTGCGCAGCATGAGGCGCGGGTGGCGCAGCTACACGCGCTGCGACGGCAGGTTGTTCCCGTGCCGGGGTTTGCGATCGTGCGCGAGACCTCGATCCCGAAAGTCACGCGCAAAGGGGCTGCCTGCCCTGATTGTGGCCGGGTCGGGAATGCGCATTTCGCGGGGTGCCCTGCGCTTCCGCCGGAGGGCTTGTGATGCAGGCCTATCCCGACCTTCCGAAGCTCGCGCTTTCTGTGCGGCAGCCCTGGATCTGGGCGATGTTCAACGCCGGCAAGGATATCGAAAACCGCAGCTGGCCGACAAAGGTGCGCGGGCTTGTCTGCCTGCATGCCGCCAAGGGTATGACCGGGCGCGACATCGGCGAATTTGAGGGGTTTTTCGGCTTCGATCTGGCCGGGGTGCCTGCCGATTACAGCGACTTGCCGCGTGGCGGGATCGTGGGCGTGGTCGAGATCGTCGATTGCGTAAGCGAGAGCCGCAGTAAGTGGTTTTTTGGTGCCTGGGGTTTCGTGCTGCGCAATGCGCGGCCGGTGGCTCTGATCCCGGTCAAGGGCGAGCTCGGGTTTTTCGACTGGCGGCGGAACCTGCCGGCGGAGGGGGTGGCGGCATGAAGCGGCTTTCCTTCGAGGCTTTCTCTGATCTGATGGTGCTTTACCTGTGCCAGCAGATGCGCGCCTCGGACGCGGCGGAGATCTTCGCCATGCGGCCGGATATGGACGCATGGTCGCTCTACCGCGATCTGGCGGCATCGCAGCCGGCGCATCTGTGGTTCGAGGTCGCGCGGCCTGCTGGCGGGCTGGTGCCGCTGGCCTTCTTCGGCGTGATGGCTACCTCGCCCGGGGTCGGTATCGCGCATCTGGTGGGCACAAAGCACCTGGGTCTGGCCGAGGCGCGCGAGATCGCGGCCCGGATCCGGCTGCTGGTTATCCCGGCGATGATTGCCGAGGGCCTGCACCGGGTCGAGGCGCTGTCTTTGTCCAGATACCGCTGGGCGCATCGCTTCCTGCAATCCGCAGGCGCGCGGCCCGAAGGCCCGCCGCGTCGTGCGCTTGGCCGTGCGGGCGAGGATTTCCAGTGTTTCGTCTGGCTGAAAGACGAACTGCAACCCCCTGAAACATCACCGAAAGGAGAATGAGCATGTGCCTCTCGACCCCGAAGATTTCCACGCCCGCGGTGCAGCGTATGGCCGCCCCGACCTCGGACATTGCCCGCCGTGAGGGCGAGCTGGAACGGACGCTCCGCCGCCAGCGCGCCGGCGTTGCCGCCGATGTGCTGACCTCGCCCCTGGGCGTTGTGGGGGGCGCGGGCTGATGGGTATGCGCGAGATTTATGACGCTGCCGATGCGCTGGTGTCTCGAGGCGCGCATCGCATCCGTTTGTTCGACAGCCTGAAAGAGGGATGCGGGCTGGATTTTCCGCTGAATGATCCTGACACCGGTGACACTTTGCGGGTGGCTGAGCTTTCGGTGGAGGATAGCGGGTTTGGTCCAGCCATGTGGCGGCTCGCGCTGGCATTGATCCAGGAGCGGGCTGGTGCGCAGCCGCGCAGCTCGACTGTATCAGCTGCGGCAAATTGGGAAAAGGATTGGGAGCTCAATCCGGGCGAGCTTTCCATGGGGACGGTTGATGTCATCTTCGAGCGTGAGCGCCAGTATCACCTAGAAGGCTGGACGGCGGCGCATGATGACGCTCACAGCGAGGGTGAGCTTGCGGGCGCCGCTGCCGCCTATTCCGTCTATCGCTCGCAATATGCGACCGATACCGTCATGGGCGATCAGATGGCAAAGCTGATCTGGCCGTGGCGGCAGGATTGGTGGAAGCCGACGACGCGTCGGCGTGATCTTGTGAAGGCTGCGGCGCTTCTTATCGCGGAAATCGACCGTCTCGACCGCCTCGAGCTGGACGCGGCGAAAGGTGGTGGCGAATGAACGCCCCTGTCCGCCTCTCTGCCTCGATCGGCTCGGAAGGGTCGGCGCTGGCGAAGCAGATCTTCGCCCGATACGAGGAGATGAAATCCGACCGCAATGGCCGCGCCCAGGAGCTGGACGCGGTGGCGCGGATCTACCGGCCGCAGCGCCAGGGCTTTTCTTCTTCCGGGGAAAAGCGGGACGCCTGGAACCTGCATGAGCTGTTCAATTCGACCACGCTGGTCGCGGCCGGCAACCTGACCTCGAGCCTTTATTCGACGCTCTGCAACCCGGCGAACGACTGGTTCCAGGCGACGACGCTCGATAAGGATCTGGCGGAATGGCACTCGGTCAAGGAATGGCTGGATATCGTGTCGCGCCGGATGCTGGCGAGCTTTTCGCCGGCAGTGTCGAATTTCTACAGTTCGGCCGTGACCTGGCTTGCCGATGTGCCGATCCTCGGCACCGGTTTCATGATCAGCGATGAGGGGCGGGGTCGCAAAAAGCTGATCGATACCTGTATCAGCCCCGCCGATGCGGTGTTTTCGGTCGATGCCGACGGGATGGCGGATGAACTGATCGTTGAACGCTGGCTGAACCCGGTGCAGGCAGCGCGGTATTACGGGCCAGAGGCGCTGCCGCCAAAGCTGCGCGAGCGTGCCGCCAGTGGCAAGACCGATGGTCGAACGCGTTTCCTGCAGGCGATGCAGCCGAATGACGATTTCACGCCCGGGCGGCTTGGCACCAAAGGCATGCCTTTCGTTTCCACCCATGTCTCGGAAGAGGGGCAGGCGGTGGTGCGCCAGGGCGGTATGCGGGAACAGCCCTTCGCCGTGCCGCGATGGGATGTCGATGGGTCGAACCCCTGGGGCAGGGGTCTCGGCTATCTGACGCTCGCCTCGGGGCGCAAGCTGCAGGCGATGTCGCGCGACAATCTCACCGCCGGCGCGCTGGCGGCGCGCCCGCCCATTGGCACCACGGGCACGCGGGCGGTGAAAGAGGGGATGAAAATGGCCCCGGGGGCGTTCCTGCATGGCGCTGTCAGCCATCAGGGCCAGCAGCTGATGCGCCCGATCATTACCTCGAACGGCCTGCCGATCAGCGCCGATATGGAACGGCAGGCGAAAGAGGAGGTTGAAAACGGTTGGCATGCGCAGCTCCTGACGCTGGTCGGGCGCACCGGCCTCGGGAACCTCGAGGTGATCGAGCGCATGGAAGAGCGGCTTCGCCTTCAGGCACCCTACCTCGGGCGGACGCAGACCGAAGGGCTGTCGGTCCTCCTCGAGCGGCGGTTCGGGCTGCTGTTTCGCGCCGGGCAGTTTCCGCCGCCGCCGAAGGAAATGGCCGGCCAGCCGCTGGATATGCGCTTCACGAGCGTGGCGGCACTGGCGCAGCGGGCGCAGGAGGGCGTCGCGGCCGCGCGGCTGCTGGAAGACACCTACAAGCTGGCCGGATCGCAGTCTGATCCTTCGGCTGCGGCCGAGATCTGGGATAATGTCGATACCGATCGGGCGCTCGGGGTGCTGGCCGAGGCGCGCGGCGCGCCCACGGTGATGCTGCGCAGTCCCGAGGCCGTCGCGGCCCGGCGCGAACAGCGGGCGCAGGCCGCCGCGCAACAGCAGCAGATGGCTATGGCGCAGCAGCTCGCGGCAACCGGCAAGGATGCGGCCTCGGCCATGGCACAGATGATGCCGCCGGAAGGGGGGATGTGATGCCGAGGAAGCTGAACAAGCGGAAGAAGCTGCAAGCTGCCCGCCTGAGGAAGGCCGAGGCGAAAAAGCTCAGGAGCTTTGTTTCCTCCACTTCGGACCTGAATGGTGGCGCCGGGCTGATACTGCCCGTTTATCTGGCGGCCAAGCTACGTTCATTCGGGATTTCTGACGGCTATATCGTCCAGAAGTCCTTGCCTTATCAGGGTCCGTTCTGATGCGCGCGATCCGCATTGCATACATGGCCGCGTATCAGGCGCTTTTCGGTCGCCGCGCCACCACGGCGCTGGCCGAGGGCTGGCGGCGCATGCGCCAGCATCCGCAGGTGATCCGGGATCTTTGCGTCCTGGGTCACCTGTTCGAGCCGGATATCGATCCGGAAACCGGGCGGCTTTACCCGACAGATGAGCTGATCGCGCGCGCCGCCCGCAAGAGCTTTGCCCTGGGCCTGCTGGCCCGGGCGGAAATCACCCATGACGAACTCAATATGATCCGGGAAGGACACGAGGGATATGAACAGACTTTTGGCGATGCTGATGGGGACTACCGCTGATGTCCGTCTCTTTCAGGCCGATGGCGCTGGCGGTGGTGCGCAGGGCGGTGCAGCTGCAGCTCAGGGAGGAGCGCAAGGCGGCGCAGCCGGAGCGACTGGCAATGCTCAAGGCGCAAGTGGCGCAAATGGTGCTGGAGCTGAAGGCGGACAGGGCGCCGGCGGGAACGCTGGCGCAGGAGCTGGCGAGGGCGGAACGGGCGCGGCTGGCGGCGGCGAAGGTGGCGAAAGGCCCTGGTATGAAGGCCGCACCTGGTCCGATCCCGCCCTGCAGCAGCACCTGATCAAATCGGGCTACCACAAGGGCACCGCCGAAGAAGCGCTGGAAAAGGCGCTGAAGGGCGAGATCTCGGCCGTCACCCGGCTGGGCAAGAACCCGGGCCAGCTGCTGGACGCGCCGGCCGAGGGGCAGAGTTTTGGCGACTGGCTGAAGGCGAACGGATCTCGCTTCGGTGTGCCGGATGCGGTGGACAAATACGACGTCAAGCTGCCCGATGGCCTGCCGAAAGACATGCCGATCGACGACGCGCTGCTGAGTGATTACCGGGCTTTCGCGCTGGAAAGTGGTCTGCCACCGGCACTGGTGCAGTCGAATGTCGATTTCTGGGCGAAGGCGATGGGCGGCAAGTTTACCGCGCTGGCCGCCGGCGCCGCGACGGCGGAAGAGAACCTGACAAAGGATCTGCAGAACGCCTGGGGCGGCAATTGGAAACAGAACCAGCAGCTGGCGGTTCGCACCTTCCAGGCGCTGGCGGCGGATATGAAACTGGCGCCGGAGACCGCGAAGCTGGTGGCAGAGAAGCTGAATGCCGGCATGGGCGATGCGACCTTGCTGAAATTCTTCCATAGCCTGGGCGAGAAGCTGGGCGAGGACACGCTGGCGATCCCACGCGGCGGCAATGCCCCGGCGCTGGCGCTGGCAGAGGCGCAGCAGCGCAAAGAGGTCATCATGGCTCGTCAAACCGGCGAGATGGCTGCGGCGAACCGTGCCCAGGATCAGCGCCGGATCAACGAGCTGACCAAAGAGCTGAACGGCCTGAATACCGTCATCGCGCAATACGGCGCATAAGGAGGATCCTATGCCGAAAGTATCTCTTACCAGTGCCTCGGGCTGGGTCGTGATCGGCCCACTTGCCGCCACTTCGGATTTTCAGGTGCGGCGGGGTGCCTGTCTGTTCACCACGGAGGCCCCGGGTGCCGATACCGATTTCGGGTTTGACCGGCGTGAGGGGGAGACCTGGACGGTCGGCTCCGGCAAGACGGTGCGGCTGCGGGCAGGTGCTGACTGTCTGGTGCATTATGAGGCTCTGGCATGAGGCATGATCGCCACCTTGGCCACCAGAAGGGCCATCTGGGCTGGCGTGGTTTGGGGCAGAGGGGGGTCTTCTCGCCTCTGCCGTTCCACCCATCCGACCTTTTCGCGGCCGGCCAGCCCGGTCACTGGCCGGGCGGCTACGATCCGACCCAGGCCAGGCTATGGCAAACTGCAACTGGCGTGGTAGCGCGGGTGGCGGCGGCAGGCCAGCAGGTTGCGATTGTGCCGGACCGCTCGCAGGGCGGCGCCCTCGGGCCGGAGCTGTCTGCCGCAGAATACACTATCAGTACCGCCAATCAGCCTGTCCATACGGCGGCAGTCGAGGGCCTCTATCGCTTTGACATGGAGATTGTCAGCGGTGACGGGCGGGCGCGGCAGCAGGGGACTATGCCCTCGATCGCACACACGCTTAGTTTCGCCCCCGCACTTCTGGAGGCCGATGTCATCGCCCGCCCGGGCAGCCTGTTGCGGATCAACACCAATGCGGCGACAGGCCTCGTCTGTCGTCCGACGCTGCGGCTGATCGCGGGCAACCATGCCTCTCAGGAGGTCGCGGTGGCTCGCCCAACGCTGAGCCAGAGTGGGGGCAAATGGTGTTTGGAGACAGACGGCGGCGATAGTCTGTCAATCACGCTGCCCGCCGGCACCTATGGCCGCGCCTGGGTCAGCGCTGCCGGCGTCGTCACGGTCGATACGGTCACCAACCCGACCAACGCCCTGATCCCGACCGCCGTGGGCGCGACACAGGCCGATGTGATCCTGCGCCAGGGGGCGTTCACGTCAACCGAAGAGGCGCAGATCCGTGCATATTGGGGGGGTCTCTATGCCTGATCAGATCCGCATCACCATCGCATGTCCGCTCGCGCATCTGGACGATGCCGCGCAGTTTTCGCGGGCCACGGGATACAGCGCGGCAGACGAGGCTACATTTACGATCTCGCCCGAATATCGGGATGCGGCCGGCAACCGTTACCGCGTGGCCTCTGGACTGGTGGCGGCTGTCTACCCCGCAAACGCCGCCGCGCCTCTGACCGCCCCCGAATGGGGCGCCGACATGGCCGCCGCCGCCCGCGCCCAGGCGCTGATCCGGATCGGCGGCCCGGCAGCCCCGGGCCAGATCACCGCCGTGATCGGCGAGGATGTGTCTGCCGCACTGGCAGAGCTGGGGCTCACCCGGATTGATCCTGTCTGAAATGGTTGCGCCGGCGGGGCCAGGGGAGGCTTCGCCGGCGCGGTGATCGCAACACCCTGCACAGGTCCGCGATCAGTGATCAAGATTTAGGGCTTGACAGATTTCAAGTCCAGCCAGAAATACTGATTCTGTAAAGGCGGGTGGTCTCGATAAACCGGGGTCCGCTGACCGGGGGGAAAGTCCTCACGCTCACGCGAGCGGCTGTTCCTTTTTCGGGCAGCATCGCACAGGTCGGGTCCGGCGTCTCGCCGGGGGGTCCTCCGAACACCGTTGTCCGCAACATGTTCAGAGGAGGGGCCAGTGAGCTACGCTGAACGATTTTCCCAGACCCACAGGATCAACTTTCAGGACGCCTCGCGTCTGGCGGCCGATTACAATGACAGCAGGCTGCGCCATACGGTTTCTGAGCAGCCTTGCGAAGGCGAGCAATCCTCGCCTGTGACCTATTACGACAGCGGCAAGGCCCAGCGTCGTGAGGGCCGCGCGCCGTCGAACCGCGATAATCCGGCGAACCGTCGCCGCCGCTGGCTGAAATACCAGCCGATCTTTGACAGCGGCGAATATATCGACAGCAACGACAAATTCCAGGGGATGGTGAATTTCCAGTCGCCCCTGATGAACCACCATTTTGGCAATGTGCGTCGTTTCATCGACCAGGATGTGATCATCGAAGGCATCTTTGGCGAGGCCTATGAGGGTGCGCTTGGAGGCACGGTCATCACCTTCCCGGCGACCCAGCTGATTGGCGTGGGGGTGCAGGCGGGTGCTGGTTCCGGCCCCGTCGGGATGAACCTGGAAAAGATCAAGGCCAGCCGCAAGAAGTTCGCGGGCGCGAAGAAGGACCTTGATGCCGAGACGCCCTTTTTGTTGGTGACGGCCGAGCAGATCGATGATCTCTCGAATGAGATCGAGCTGACCAGCACCGATTACCGCCAGGAGGCCGGGCCGGCCTTTTCGCGCGATGGCAAGCTGTCGAAGGTCTGGAACCATTTCCTGCTGGAATACCAGGACCTGCCGACCAAAATCGTCGGTAACCGCCTGGTGCAGCGCAATCCGGCTTACTTCAAGTCGGATCTGATGCTGGGCGTCTGGCAGGATGTGAAGTCCGATGCCTGGGAGGATACCGGCAAGTTCAAAGAACTCTACATGAACATCTGCGCCAATATGGATTGCCGCCGTCTGGATGAAACCGGCGTCAACGAGATCGAGAGCGATCTGCAGGCGGCCTGACCCGCACCTGCCCGAATGATCCGGGCGGGGCGGATCCCGCCCGGCCCGATCCCCGCATCATAGCGACAGGAGGGCCGCATGGCCGTTGTCAAACTTAAATCCACGATCTTCGGGGTCACTGGTGTCAATGGCTACCAGGCCCCGGATTCTTCTGCCCTTCAGGGGGTCTTTCACCGTGTCGCCGGCCGCGTCACCAATGGCGCGACCGACAATACCGGATCCACCTATCTGATCGCTCAGATCCCCTGGGCTGCGATCCTGTTGCATGACAGCAGGATCCGCACCGATGCCTGGGGCTTTGCGCAGGCTGTCGTCGGCACGCCGGAGGATCCGGACGGGCTTTATGACGCGGCGAAAGGGGCCAGCGCCACCGGCGTCGTTTTGTTCGATGTCTTCACCGCGAAATGGAACCAGCCACTCTGGAAGCAGCTGGGCCTTGCGAAGATGCCGAACAAGCCCTTTGCCGAGCTGATGTTCGTTGCCAGAGCCGATGCCACCGGCGCTGGTACTGCGGATTTCGACATCCGCTACGCCCTGCATATCTGAGGGCTGATCCATGTCTGTCCTCACGGCTGAAAGTCCGGTTGTCATCTGCCAGCGCGCGCTTGGGCTGGCAGAGGCGCGCAATCGTTTCACCAGTCTTGAGGACAGATCCAGCGAGGCGCAGGAGGCCCGGTTGCGCTATGATGCGCGTCGGCGCTCGGTGCTGGAAGCTCTGGACTGGGGTTTCGCGCGCCGGCGTGTGGTCGGACAGGACGTGGCCGGAGAGGCGACCCCGCCCGGGCTGCCGCGCGCCTGGGCCTTGCCGCCGGAATGCCTGCGGATCCGGGCGGTCTATCCGATGGGTTGCGACAGACTGATCCGGCATAGTCGCGAGGAATATGTCTATACCGAGGATCACGGCCCGGTTCAGATCGTTTTTACCCGCGATATCCACAATCCGGTTCTGTTTGCGCCGGCCTTCACGCAGGCGCTGGAATTCCTGCTGGCTTCGGAATTCAGCATGGTCTTCGCGCGATCGGTGAACCGTGCCGATGTGATGCTGTCGAATTTCCGCGCGGTCATGCAGGAGGCCGATGCACTTGAAGCGGCAGAGCGGTCAAACATCGGTGAGGCCTATGAGGCTGGCGCCTGGGCTGATGCGATCAGTTTTCCCTGGATGGGGGCGCGCTGATGGTCAGGGTCTCTCCGCCGGCGCTGTCATCCTCTTCCGGTGAATTGTCCGAGCTGATGCACGGCCGCCGGGATTTCTCCCGGTTTCAGAATGGTGCGCGAGCCTGCCGGGGCTTTATCCCGCTGCCTGAAGGGCCGGTCACCCGGCTGCCGGGAACCCGTTTCATGGGCTTTGCAGCGGGCGGTGCCGATGCGCGGATCATGGCTTTCGTGTTTCGTGATGAGGATGCGGTGCTGTTGGAATGGACGGCAGGCCTGCTGCGTTTCTGGCGGCAGGGGGTGTTGGTGCTGGATGGCGGTGTGCCATTCTCGATCATTTCGCCCTATACCCTTTCTCAGGCGAGGCGCCTGCAAAGCCTGCAGTCGTCCGACAGGATTTACCTGGCCGAGGGAGAGCTGGCGCCCCGCACGCTGAGCCGGTTCGCCCTGACCAGCTGGAGCCTCGATCAGACGCAATTCAACGGCGGCCCGTTCTCGGATCGCAACCTCGATCAGGATCTGCGGGTGCAGGTCTCGGGAACCTCGGGTGAGGTGACGATTGCCGCGACGGGGGCAATATTTGGGGCCGAACATGTCGGGACCCTGTTTCAGGTGGTCGAGACTGACGCTGTCGATACGCCTTACTGGACATCGGACATCGCCGCCGCCATTGGCGACCGGGTCTATTACGACGGAAAATGCTACGAGATCGTCGCCTGGGATGGATCGGTCGGAACTGTAAGGACAGGTTTCAGCATCTTTATTTCACCACCGGCTTCGTTTCGCGATTTTGAGATCGAGTGGGCGCAGATCACATATGACGCTTACTACGCCGGCCGTGTCGATGGCGGCCAATACAGGTTGGGCGACAGGATCAATCTGAGATACGCTGGCAGTGGCGGCGACGAAGGTAATGACCCTTGGGTTGCCTCCTATGAATGCGTTGCCATCTATACATCGTCCGCAGGTAAGACCACGGGTGTCAACGCGCCGACACATGCCGAGGGCGATTGGCTTTCGGGCAAGGGTGGCCCAATCTGGCGATATCTGCATAACGGTGCTGGCGATATCAGGATCACGGCGGTTGCTTCGCCCGTATCCGCTACCGGAACGGTTGAGCGGGCCATTCCGTCCGGCGTCGTGAACAAGGCTACTTATCGCTGGGCGGATCAGGCCTGGTCGGATGTGAAGGGCTGGCCAAGGGCTATCGGGGCTTTCGGCCAGCGCCATATCTATGGTGGCACGCGTATGGAGCCCCGGCGCCTTTGGCATGGTGTGATCAACGGCACCACGGATTTTGCCACTGGCCCGAATGATGATGATGGTTTCAGCTACCGGTTGAGCGCGAACCGTTCGAAACAGGGTATGATCCGGTCTATTGTCGAAGGATCGGATGAGCTGTTTGTGCTGACCGATGCGGATGAGATCGTCGGCCGTGCGACGGATGCGGATCGGGCTTTCGCGCGCGAGACCGCGAAATACACCATCGTCAGCGAGCATGGATCCTTTGATGCCCAGCCCGAGTTGGTTGATGGCTTGCCGGTTTTCCTTTCGAAAGATGGGGCCCGGCTGCTTTACGAGCAGGTCGAGCAGGCTACCGGACGTCTGAAGCCGGAAAATCTGACGGCGATATCGCGCCATATTTTCGGTGGCGGCGCGATCAAGATCGTGCGCCAGACCGCCCCACTGCCGCTGCTGTGGGTTCTGCTTTCCGGGGGGCAACTGGCCTGCTGCACCTTCGAACCCGGGCAGCAGGTGGTTGGGTTCAGCCGTCACGATCTGGGCGGGATGGTGACCGATATCGAGATTTTGCCTTCGGATGACGGCACCTCACAGGACCTGTGGCTTGTGGTTCGGCGCGAGTTGGGCGGGGTCATCCGTCATTGTGTCGAGCGGATGGAACCGCCCTTTGTCGACCTGGACGGTACGCCGGCTGATCTGTGCACAGCATGGTTCCAGATGTGCGGTATTCGCTGGGAGGGCGAGGCCTCGTCGACCGTCTCGGGCCTGGATCATCTGGCAGGATCCGTGGTGACAGCCTGGACCGATATCGGCGCGGTCACGGATCTTCTGGTTAGTCCGGCAGGCTCGGTGACGTTTCCCCGGCCCGTGACATGGGCCGGGATCGGTCTGGATGTAACCGATCGGCAGTATTTCGACACGCTGGATGTGGTGATCGGCCAGCCCGATGGTGGCGATGACGGGCGGCTGCGCACCCATCGGGTGAGCGGGATCCGGGTGCATCGCTCGGCCGGCGGCACTTTCCAGGTGCGGCGCAGTCTCGACGGCCGTGAGATCGAGGATACCGGTGAAGATCGGTTGTTCCCGGGTCTTGATGACCCGTTCGGAGCGCCGGCCCTTTATGACGGCGTCGTGGAGCTGGGCGGCCATAAGGGTTGGGCGCATCAGAGCTGGCTGCGGATCCGGCCCGAGCCGGGTGCGCCGCTGACGATCTCGACCCGCACCCCCACCATGATGATCACGGACGACTGATATGTGCGGTTTTGCTCCTCTTGCATTTGCCACCTCGGCCGTCACCGGCATCTACGGCGCTTTCAGTTCGCGCAATATGGCCAAAAGCAATGCCGCCATGTCGCGCTATGAGGCGGCGCAGACGCGCGAGATCGGCGCCTTCAATGAGATGCGGGGGCGGGACAAGATGTCCAGACTGATCGCCCGCCAGCGCGGCCAGCTGGCGGCGCGCGGCGTTGATGGCAGCGCCGGATCTGCGCTCGATCTGGGGGAGGAGGCTGCCTATGAGCGCTTTACTGAGGCACAGGCCAGCCGGTTCAACACCAATCAGCGCGTCACCGCGAAACAGAACGAAGCCGCGATCAGCGATTACCAGGCCAGTACCGGCTTCCTGAATGGCATGTTTGGCACCGCCGCCAATTCGATGACCCAGGCGCTGCAGCTCTGGCCCGAGCTGGGGGCCTGATCCATGGCACTGACGATCCCCGAAGCCCAGACCCCTTTCAGCATGGTCGAACAGCCGCGGCTGAACCCGAATGCGCCCACAGGCCTTGAGGGGTTGGGTGCGCTTGCGGATAACTTCGTCGCCTTCTCGGCCCGCAAAGTGCAGGCCGAGAATGACCGTCTGGTGCGCGAGACGCGGCTTTCTGCCATGAATGACATGGATCAGGCCCGGCTGGAATTCGAGACCGATGGCAATCTGGAAGGCCTGACCTCTCGCTGGGAAGCTACCGCTGGTAGCATCGCGGATAAATACGCCCAGTCCCTGCCGGAGTATCTGCGCGAAGACTTCAATATCGGTCTGCGCGAAACCATTGCGCCGCAGACCTCGGCCATCCGCCGGCGCGAATTCGCCCTTTTCCAGGATCGCGAGCGGGCGGCGTTCAACTCCTCGATGAGGGATTATGAGCGGCTGGCGGCTACGGCGCCGGATGGCGAGAGCCGGGATGCGGTGTTCCGCAATGTGGAAAGTGATCTTCAGCGCCAGGTCGATGCCGGTTTGTTGTCGGCGGTCGAGGCCGAAGCAATCATGGCGGACCTGCCGGCAAATACGGCCCGGATCGAGGCGCGCCGCCTGATCATTGATGACCCTGCCGCCTATCTTGATCGCGCGAAAGAGTTCGAGGCGGTTCTGGACCCGGCAGAGGCGTCAGATTTTGGCATGCTGGCGCGCAAGGGAATTGCTGATGAGCAGATCAGGCTGACGAAAGAGGCTGAGGTGCTGGGCGCCAAAGAAGCGCAGAAGCTGAAATCAGATATCGACAGTGCGATAAAGGTGATCGAGGCCGGGCTGGAATATGACGGCCTGATGGATCTGGCGGATCGTGCGCGCGGCAATCCCGAGGAATATGATCGACTGCGCAATGCGGTGGTCTTTGCCGAAGAGGAAAGCGCCTTCCTTCATGGCACTCCGTCCGAGCAAAAGGCCATGCTGGCTGAGTTCGACGCGCGCCCGACCACTGATCCGAATGATCCCTCACGTCGCGACAGGTTGGAAAAAGCGCGTCTTGCGACGGTCGAGGCCCTGGCGCGCGATCCGCTGGGGCATGTCGCGGCTGTGTCCGGCGTGGATATGGGAACCCTGGATCTTGCCGATCCTGCCAGCATGAAAGAGCGGCGGGAGATGGCGCTTGGCGTCTATCAGGAATGGACGCCAAGCGCGACCACGGTGAAGTTTTTTACCGCCGAAGAGGCCGAGAAATTCGGCGCGGTTCTTTCCGGAAAAGACCCGGACCAGGCTATCGCGGTGATCGCAGCCATAGATCGCGGTTTTGGTGACCTGGCGCCGCTGGCCCTGGACCAGTTGGGGGAAAAGGATCCGGTCGCCCATCTGGCGGGCCGGCTGGCGCTGGATACTGGCGACATGGCGGCCTCGCGGGCGATCCTGCGCGGTCGGGCGATGGAGCCGGGATCGAAGGCAAAAATGGCGTCGGAGTACCGGGCGGCGGTGCAGGCCGAAATGTCTGCATTGTTCGGTACGAGGATGGGGCCTGACGGTATTATCGGGTCTGACAGTGAGGCCCTCGCCACCTTCATGCAGGCGGTCGATGACCACTATGCTGCGACCGCGCTGGATATCGCCGATCCGAAATCGGCGGAGGGAAAGGCTGCCGTCTGGCGTTCGGCGCAGGCTGTTGCCAGCCGAACCAATCGTGGCGGCCAGGCCTTTGGCGGGGTGCAGACGGTTCATGGTCGGGATACGGTCTTGCCGGCGCGTCTTGACGCGAGACTGGTTGAACAGGCGCTGAGATATTTCGACGAAAGCCAATGGAAGCGCGCCTCGGAAACCGGCAATCTGCCCTTGTGGGAAAGGCCTAAAGGCTATGGCCGCTATGCCCAGAAGGGGCAATATCCTGTTACCGATTTCTCTCCGGATGAAAGGCGCAACCTTGTGGTTCTGCCAGTCGGGGATGGCCGTTATGCGCTTGGGACCCGGCAGCAAAATAATGAGGTGAAATACCTGTTCGATCCCGGTCATCCCCAGGGGATCTTCGTTTTCGATCTGGAGGAATTCGCCCTGGGCACAAGCCGGTGGGGGCAGATCGATGGCCAGTGAGGATGAAGATGTCGAAATCGCCCCGCTGGCCAGCGATGCTGATCCTCTGCCGATGCTGGAATTCGACGGGCCGGAAAGCAGCTGGTGGGAAATGTTGCCCGCCCAGTTCAACGAAGACCAGCTTCGCCGAAATCGCACAGGTGTAGCGGAGCGGCGACAGAGCCAGATCGAGGATGAGATGGTCTTCGGGATGTCGGAGCAGATCTATGGCGACCGTTTGGCGTTTATGAACAATTCGAATGCCGACCGGGCGCTTGAGCTTGAGGCAAAGGGCATCGCATTTCCGGATGGCCTCAATCGTTCGGCCGTCGAGGTCATGCTTCAAGCGGTGGAAAGCTTAAGGATCAGGGCGCCGGGCGAGGTCGCAAATCTGCCTTCCAGCTACGAGGAACTGCGCCAATTAGCCTATGAGCGGGCAGTGGCTGAGGTCAATGATGAGATGAATGAGGTCGAGAACCGGATCGGTAATCGGTCCGATCCGTCGATTATGGGAGGGGTCGCGGCCTTTATCGGCGGGGCCTCATCTATGCTGACCGATCCTATGCAGGCCGCATTTCTGGCTGTGCCCGCGACCAGCGGCGCCTCGTTTGGCCGTATGATCCTTTACGAGATGATGGTGGGCGGCGTGGGATCTGCCGTTGACCTGCCAAAGGCAAATGCGATGGCGGACTGGGCGGGTTGGCAGCGCCCGGATCCTGTGAATGAGGTCCTGTTCGGCGCCTTGGTCGGGGCGGCATTGCCGGTGGCCGGGCGCGGCGTCAAGGTTGCTGGCAACGTGTTCACGCCGAAAGGACGGGCCGAGAATTGGGAATTGCTGGGCTTCGCTGCGCGGCCAGAGGCGACGGATCTGGAACGCGGCGCAGGGAGCGCGCTCGCGCGTGAAGTGGTCAGTGATGATATTGCGCCGGATGGGGCGCTGGACGCCGCCGAAGCCGCCCTGATAGCTGACCGACTGCCAGATGCGCCGGCGGTGCCGGATGTGGTGTTGCCGGATCCGGGGCCGGATGCGCCGGCCAACTGGTCGCGGATCAGGAACGGGATTTTAGCGGGCGAAAGCGGCGGGGATTACGATGCGCTGTTCGGATATTCGAACCGGCAGGGTGGGCCTTTTGCCGATGTGAAGCTGACCGAGATGACGGTGGATGAGGCCATCGCTTTCTCGGCACCGTCTGGCCCCTACGGCCAATGGGTCAAGGCGCAGATCGGCCGGGTGGCCACCCCTATGGGGGGGTATCAGATTGTCGGCACCACTTTGCGCGCGGCCAAAAAGGGGCTGCGTCTGACCGGTAATGAGGTGATGACGATCGAGACGCAGGAGCGTCTGGGCCAATGGATCTACCGGCAGCAGGGAACCGGCGCCTGGGAGGGTTATCGCGGGCCGCGCGACAGCTTCACACCGTCATCCGGAGGGGGTTATTCCGGCGCTGGTCCCGGCGCGGGCTTGGGCTTTGGCCCTGGCGGGTTGGTGGCCCGTAACTCAGACGCTTTGTTTGATTTTATGCAGACGGGGGATTTTTTCGATCTGCTGCGGCCTGCTGGGCAGGCCGTGCGCGACACTGCGCAGGTCGGATCGCGGTATCTGGACGGTGGCCGGGCCAATGAAGACGTCTTTTTGCGTGGTTCGCGCGGTGGGGATACTGCCATCTTCGAGGCTCCTGCCGGCATGCCGCGCCTGGATCTTGCCGGTCGTGCGGAACGCATCGCGGTCGATGCGCGGGCGCGTGAGATCGATCCTGAGGCTTTTCGCCTGCAGGACAGGTCGGCCGCGCGGGAGGGCAGTTTTCGCAGCTGGCTTGATGATTTCGATGCCGGGCAGGCGCGCGATGTTGATCAGGTGGTCAGCCAGCTGCGCGAGCGCCGCGCGGATGTCGAGGATCAGATCCGAAGCAATCGAACAGGCGGCAAGGGTCGGCTGCGCCAGCAGCTGAAAGAGATCGACCGGGCGCTGGCAGAGGCGGCGTCGCTGCCTCGCAAGGCCAGCGGCGGTGATGTTGCAATCGTTCGGCGCCGGCTGGCAGAGGAGGGGGAGGCCGCGCGTTCGCTTGCGCCGCGCATCGGGCGAGCCAGGGCGGAGGCGCGGCGCGAGCTTGCCGAGCGTGCGCCGGTGGATATCGAGACGGGCCCGGCGCCGGCGAATGCGGATCCACTGATCGAGGGCATGGCGCGTATCCTTGGGCTGCTGCCAGCGCGGCAGGTGGTTCGTGCAGTTGATGCGGGGGGTGCTGCGCCGCCAGCGGGTGGTGCTGCGCCGATGGCTGAAGTGCTGAAGGATGTTCCGCCGCGGCGCTATGTCTCGCGGCTGGCGCTGGATCAGCCCTTTGATGATGTTGACCAGTTGTTTGCAAAGGCTGAACCGGCGCAGGCGCGGTTGGATGCCGAGGCCCGGATTATCGCATCTGATCTGGGTTTGACCTGGAAGAACCCCGGTCTGAAAAGGCGCCCGACGGTCGAAGAGAAGATTGCGCGCAAGGGCTATGCGAGCCCGCGCAATATGACCGATGTGTCGCGCGGCGGTTTCGTCATCGCTGATGCGGCGCAGGCTGATGATCTGATTGCCCGTCTTTCCGGGGTTTTTGATCTGGTCGATGAGGGATGGAAACGCGCGCCAGCGGGCTACATCGACCGCAAGCTTTTGATCCGCCACCCGGATGGCATGCTGTCGGAGGTGCAGATCTGGACGGATGAGATGCTGGCCGCGCAGGATCTGGGCACTGCGCTTTATACGCAGTGGCGCAGCCTGCGAGCGGGGCCTGAAGCGGATGCACTGCTTGCGCGGCAGATCGAGATTTATTCTGCCGCTGCGGCTGCGGGCAAAAATGCCGAGACATTCGCCTCGGTCGGCACCTCTCCATCGCCGATGCTCCACCCGAATTCGCGCCGCAGCACCGCCTCGTCGGGCGTATCGGACAGCAAACCGGACGTGGTAAACACGTCACCGGCATCGACTGGCACCCAGGGGGCGCCGGGTGAAAGCTGGGCAAGCGCGAACAACCCGCCCTCGGGCGTTGAGAACAGGGCGGCCGGTCGGCCATCCCAGTCTGAATATGATCGCAGTTTCATGGGGGATGTCCCTCCTGGAGTGGACAGTTTCAATATGGGCACCTCGGCGCCCGGTGTCAACGCTGGCGCTGATGCGGCGCAGGTGCGCCTTAAGCCCGGCCAGTTCGATGATCCGCTGAATGATCCGGTCGAGATCGCGCGCCTTGATCGTCTCGATCGCGATCTGGGGCGCGCGCTGGCAGACCCCGCATTCGATATGCGCATCCGCCCTGGCGAAAATGACGCGGCGGGTATCCTGCCGCCGGAAGTCTCGCTGCGCCAGTTCATGGCGGAGCTGAGCGAGGAGGCCGATTTCGTCGATGCGCTGAAAACCATCTGTAAATTGTGAGGAACAGGAAAATGAGCCGTAAGAAGATCGGTGAAGAAGTTTCTGAAGCTACTTTGAAAAATGAGAATGAAGTTGTCGCGGCCGGCACGGCGGATCAGGCATCGGTGACGGCGACGCAGGAGCTCGTCACCGAGGCCGGCGACCAGCCCGAGGCCGGCGACCAGCCCGAGGCCGGCGACCAGCCCGAGGCCGGCGACCAGCCCGAGGCCGGCGACCAGCCCGAGGCCGGCGACCAGCCCGAGGCCGGCGACCAGCCCGAGGCCGGCGACCAGACCGATGCCGGCGCCCAGACCGATGCTGATCTGCCGGGGCAGGCGGAAGACGTGAGCTATAACCCGGACGGCACTGGCTCTTTCCCCGCCGCCTTCCTGCTTTCCGGGGATCGTGCGCGCCGGATGTCCTGGGCACCTGGCTATGCGCTGCTGGTTGCGGATGCCGGCGGGCGAACGGGCGCGAAGCTGCAATTCATGATCACCGGATCACGCTCGGGCCTGATCGAGTGGAAGCCGAAACAGATGGCAGATGAACTGCTGGCGCAGGACTGGCAGGTGATCCCGATGGGCGCCGATGGCCAGCCGCTCGATCAGGTTGACCCCGTTGATCAGCCTGATCCGGTCGATCCGGCATGAGCCTGCATGATTGCATTCAGCGCGCGATTGACAGCGGCGATCTGCCGCCCAAACGCGCGCGCGCGGCGCAGGATCTGTTCGCTGAGCGGATGCAGGCCCATGCCAGCGCCGGCCCCGCTGCGGCGGATCTGGCGGCCGAGGATGTCTGGGTGATGCTGCGCGAGCGCCATATCCTGGCGAAGCGGTCGGTGCTGATGCAGGCCGAGGCGCAGATCCGCATGGTGCGGGATACTGCTGCCTATCGCGATGCTGATGGGGTTGCGAACGGTGCCCGGGCGGTGCGCGCCCATATCGAATGGGATCAGGATGCCGGGTTCGGCAATGTGCAGAGCACCTTTGCCGAGCTGGTCAGCCAGTATCGCCGCGATATCAGCGGCCTGATCGAGGATCACAGCCGGAATATCTTTGGCCGGGTGCGATCAAAAGCCAGCCTGATCAATATGGTGCGCGAGCTTTATGGCGAGGCGAGCGGAGACGCACGGGCGAAGGCCAATGCAAAAGCCGCGCGCGAGACGATCGAGCGCGCGCGGCGCGAGTTCAACGCCGCCGGCGGCGATATCCGCAAGCTGGAAGGCTACGGCCTGCCACAGCATTGGGACCGTGCCAAGGTCAGTGCGGTGCCGCGCGGCGAATGGGCCGAGCGCATGCACGATACCCAGGACTGGGCGCGGATCGTCGATCGGGAAACCGGCCTGTCCTTCGATCAGTCGAGCCGGGCGCGGCGGATCGGGTTTCTGGAACAGATCCATGACAATATCCGCACCGGCGGGTTGAACCGGCGCGAGCCTTCGGGCCAGCGCGGCGGGCGTTCGGTCGCGAAATCGCGCGCTGATCACCGGGTGCTGCATTTCAAAAACGCCGATGCCTGGCTGAAGGCCAATGATGAATTCGGCACCGCCGATCCGTTTTCGGCGGTGCTGAACCATCTGGACGGGATGGCGCGCGACACGGCACAGATGCGGGTGCTTGGCCCCAATCCGGCGGCGGGCCTGGAATTCCTGAAGCAGACCGCGCTGAAGCTGGCGGTTGAACGCCCCTGGACGCCGTCGAAGCCGATCACGATGTTGGGCAAGGGTCTGCCCTGGTATTCGACGGCCGAAAAGGAGGTGGGCGGGGTCGCGGCACAGGCTGAGCGGATGCTGGGCCTGATCAATGGCGCGGCCAATCAGGTGGAAAGCGACCTCTTTGCCGGGGTCATGGCGGAGACGCGGCATTTCCTGATCGCGTCGCAACTGGGTGGGGCGATGCTGTCTTCGACGGGCGATGTCGGGTTCATGGCCACCGCCTCGCGCCATGTCGGGATGGATCCGAAGAAGGTGCTGACGCGCTTTGTCGCGACGCTGGCAAAGCCCGAAAATCGCGCCCAGCTGCGCCGGGCCGGCATCATTGCCGAAAGCGCCGCCAATACCGGGGTGATCCAGGCGCGGATGTTCGGTGAGACCTTCAACGGCGCCTCGATGGCGAACCTGTCGGAATTCGTCATGCGGGCCTCGGGCCTGACGGCCTGGACCGATATCGCGCGCGGCGTGTTCAAGCTGGAATTCTATGGCCATCTTGCCGACAACGCCCATCTTGCCTTTGCGGATCTGCCGAAGTCGCTGCGCGAGCTGGTCTTTGAGGCGCGGGGGATCACGGCCGCTGACTGGGACATGATCCGGGCTACCGATCTTTACCGCGATGCCGCGGATCCGAAAGCTTCCTTTCTTATTCCGGGCGACATCGCCCGGCGGACGGATATCGATCCGGATCTTGCGCTGGATCTGTCGCTGAAAATCGGCGCTGCGATCCAGGAGCAACTGGAATTCGCGGTGCCGACCATGACGCTGCGGGGCAAGACCGCGTTGCGGGCCAATGCGCCGGCCGGGACATTCGGCGGCGAGATCCTGCGTTCGGTCGAGATGTATAAAAGCTACCCGCTGACGCTGATGTTCAACCTGATGAGCCGGGTGCTGTACCACAAGGTCAATGGCAGCCGGCTGGGCAATGTGCTGGCCTTCGCGGCGGTCGGGGTGATCGGCGGCGCTGTCGCGATCCAGATGAAAGAGGTTCTGACCAGGGGCCGCGATCCGCGTGACATGACGAAGGGCGAATTCTGGGCCGAGGCGCTGCTTCAAGGCGGCGGGCTGGGGATCTTCGGCGATTTCATCCGATCATCCGAGAACCGCTTTGGCGGTGGTTTTGCCGCGACGGCGGCCGGGCCGGTGGCTGGTCTGGTTTCTGATACCGGGTTTCTGACCATGGATGTTGCCCGTGCGATCTGGAACCGCGATGAGAAGTCCGCCCGAACGGCGGCGAAGTCGGCGGTAAAATTCGCCAATCGCTATGGGGGCCCGACGAACCTGTGGCAGGTCAACTCGGCCATCGACCGCATGGTCTGGGACACAATTACCGAATGGCTGGATCCCGGCGCGGCCGATGCTTTTGCCACCGCTGAGAAGAAGCGCGTCAAGGACTATGGCAATCGCAGCTGGGCGCCGCCGGGCGGCCCAGTGCGGCTGCCCGATTTTTCGAGTGTGTATGGATATGGAGGGGCGCCGTGACACAGGATCTGTCGCCGGATATTTGCGAGGTTTTCACTCTGCCTCTTTCCGGGGCTGCGACCATCCCCTGGCGCTATCTGGCCATTGCTGAGCACTCTGCCGACTGGCTGGCAGATGGCGAATATCTCGGGGCGGCGGTGATCGGGATCGACATCGCGATCTGGCCCGAGGGTGATGTGCTGGAAAATACCGGCACCGTGACGCCGCTGCGTGCGCCACCGGAGGAGGCGACGCATATGCGGCTCTGGCGCAAGACCACTGCCCGCCAGCCTTATCTCGCACCGCCGGCTGCGACAGGGGTCGAGAAATCGCTGGATCGCCATACTCTGCTATTGCAGGAGGCGGTCTGGTGGCTGGAACGCAGCTTGCGATCGACCACGTTGCAGCCGCCCTTCGTGCCGGGCGATGCCGGTGCGCTGCTGATGTGGGATGGCGATATGTTTGTCGCCGGGCCGGATGGCACCGACATTGCCGAGGCGTCGGAAAACGCAACCATCGCAAGGGTGGCAGCGGACCAGGCGGCGCAGTTCAACCGGGGGCCGCTGTTCAATGATTTGGCCGCGCTGCTGGCTGACAGCACCATGACCTATGCGGTTTCGGAAGCGCAGGTCCTGCCCGGGCAGATCGTTATGACGCGGGCGCCGGGCTTTTCCTATCGCGTCGCAGCTGCCGGCGCAGTCAACCATCAGCTGGTCACGGCTGGCGGTGTGAAGCTTTATGTGATCCCGTTTGAGCCGGCCCGAGCTTTCCCGTCGCAGGCTGCGGCCGGGGGCGATACCGCGACCATCACCGCCCTGGAGGCCATCGGCCCGCTGCATGTCGATCTGCAGGGCGGCAGCTATCAGACGACGCTGGCAGCCGGGTCTCTGGCGAATACCTATAGCGGAGGCAGGCTCTATGCCCGCAACCACCTGAACCGCCCGATCCGGGTGAAGACCCGTGCGCCTTACTCTGAGGGCGAGATCCTGCGCAGCGGGCGCAAATCACCGATCATCTCCTTTCGGGGCAAGCGTGGGCTGCACCTTGGCACCTCGATCCCGGCACAGGGCGGCACGGTGGACAGCTATCCGGCGCAGATCGCCAGCATCCTTGGCTGCGAGATCGTCAATATGTCTTTCGGATCGTCGCACGTGTATTGTTTGCCGCTGGCCCAGATCAACCCGTCCGGCGTGCAGGCGCAGATCCTCAGCCTGTCGATGACGAATGCGGATGTGGCGGCCGGTCTCGCGCTTTATGGTGCCGGATCGGTCTTTGACCCTGCCAAGGCGCCGCTGCACGCGCAGGCCCAGACGGTGGAGGCGCGGATCCGGGCGCCCTGGCAGGCGGCGCCGTTTGATTTCGTGGTGCTGGACCACGCGCATAATGATCAGTTCCAGGCTGCCGGCACGCTGACGCCGCCGAACTGGGCGATAAGCGGCGTGACCATCGGCGCCCAGACGACCATCCATGCCCCGGGTCATAGCTTTGCAGTGGATGAAGCGGCGATGATCCGGGTGACCGGGATTGCCGGACTTGATTATGCCTGTGGCCGGGTTGAGGCGGTGGCCGGCGACTATGTCACCATCGCCTATGACAGCGCGGGGCTGGCCGGTGCCTTTACCGCCGGCGTGATCACCAGGCTTGACCGCAGCACCATCTTCGGCGGCTGGGATTTCGTTATCGCCTATAACCGCAACTGTGCGCTGCGCTATGGTGCTGGCGCCAGCGAGCCGGTGTTCATCCTCGCCACCGCGCCCAGCGAGTTTTCCAGCCTGGCCGCGCAGCCCGGGATCTGGGCGGCAAACAGTGCCGTCCTCGAATATGGCGAGGCGCGCGGGTTTGCGGTTTTTGACGCCGCCGTCGCCATGCGAATGAAGCTTGAGGACCAGCCGGTCTATTTTGAGGATGGCACCCACGCGACCAGCTATGCGTCCCGCCGCGTGATCGCGAATATCTGGTGCGAGTGGCTGCAAGGCGGCGTCGTGCCGACGATCAACCCCGATCACTATCTGATCAGGGCGCGCCCGAATGAACCGGTTCCGGATCAGGCCCTGCTGTGCTGGTCTGATATGGATAAGGGTATGGTGCCGGTCGCAGAGCGCATGGCTGCCTGGTCGGTGCTGGCCTCGGAAAGCTTTGATGCCTCCTTTGCCGGCTGGACCACAGGTGGCACCCCGCCGGTGATCGCGGGGGGGCCGCAGGGCAATGCCCTGAGGGTCCAGGCTGCTGCCGGGGCCCAGTCCTATCTGACGCGGGCGCTGGCCTTCAGTTCGGGCGTCAGGGCCGAATTCGATCTGCTGTTGCCTGCCACAGTGGGGCTGGTCGCCTCCGGTTCTTCGACCGCGATCAACGTTGTGACCATCGGAGACGGGGTGATCCATACCGGGCTGCAATTGGTTATCACCACGACCGAAGTGCGCCTGCGTGCGCTGGTGCGCGGTGAGAGTGGCAATCCTGCAACGCAGGTCACGGGCACCGCGACGCGCCTGCCTTTGGCGGCGGGTCGGCTTTACCGTGTCAGGCTGGACGCGGTGCGTGAAAGTGCGCCTGGTAAAGCTGACGGGCGGGCGCTGGTCTCGCTGGATGGTGATCTTATGGCGTCGCCGCTGGTCATCCCGGACAGCACCCGCGCTGATGACACGCTTCTGGCGATTGGTATTGCCAGCAACAATACCACGCTCGGGGCTTTCACGGCCTGGATCAGCAATCTGGCGGTTGAGACGCGCGAGCGCCAGACGCCGGTAAGTGGCGCGATCCCGGCAGCCGCGGTGCTGAATGTCGTCGATGGCATGATCGTGGGGTGGACGCTGTGACGGATCAGCTCACGATCTGGCAGGAGATCTGGCGCGGCGTTCTCGCCTCGGGCGCCGTCACCGGCGTCATCACCACCGCCGCATGGGGGGCCGCTGGCGGCGCGACATCTGCACTTGCCGTCGAGGTGCCGGCGCGTTCCGCCCTGAGACAGATCGCCCTGGGCGCGCTGGTAGCGGGTGGCAGCGGATCGTTTGCTACCGCCGGCGTCGTGGTTGGTATGCGCTGGTTGACAGGCGCTGATGTGCCGCCGGATCTGATCCCGGCTATCGGCGCCGGCGCAAGTGCCTCTTACTTCGCCGGCGTCTTTGGCCCCGCAATCATTGAGATGATCCTGCGCCGTATCATGGGCCGGCGCCCTCCGGGCGGCAGCGAGGGTGATGCCGATGGGTAAGCCGCACCAGATCCTGCGGCGGGAAAGCCGCTGCCCGATGGCCGATTTCTTTCAGCGGATCCGTGTCGGGCTGATCGGCGCGGGTCTGATCCTTCTCATTTCCGGGGTGATCCGATGGATTATGCACTGATCAGGCCTATTTTCGGCGGCCGGCTGCGCCAGTCACAGGTTGATGGTATCGGCGCGCTGCTGGCCGTGACCGAGGGGCTGCCACGCCCATGGCGCGCCTATCTGCTGGCAACGCCCGTGGTCGAGACAGACCTCACCATGCAGCCGATCACCGAATATGGCAGATGCAGCTATTTCAACAAATACGAACCGGGCACCCCGATCGGGAAAAGGCTGGGCAATACCCGCCCAGGCGATGGCTATCTGTTCCGGGGGCGCGGCTATGTGCAGATCACGGGCAGGGGCAACTATCTCCGTGCCGGCCGCTTTCTGGGCCTCGATCTGATCGCAGAGCCGGATCTTGCGCTGGATCCGGTTCTGGCCGGGCGCATCCTCGTGCAGGGCTGCGTGGATGGCTGGTTCACCGGCAAGCGGCTTTCGGATTACCTCGACCGGCCGCAGCCAGATTATCACAACGCCCGCCGGATCGTGAATGGCCTCGACCGTGCGGCCGAGATCGCCCGCTGCGCCCGTCTCTTCGAGGCCGCGCTGCGATGATCCGGATCCTTGCAGCAGTAGCCTTGCTGGCTGCGCTGGCTGCCGGCGTGCAGAGCTGGCGCCTCGATCTGGCGCGTGATCGTGCTGAGGCGGCCGAGGCGAAGGTATCAGCCTATGCCGAAGCGGCCCGGATGCGCGCCGATCAGGACCGCCGGCAGGAGGCGCTGCGGCGTGAGGCGGTGGCGCTTGATCAGGAGTTGTCAACAATGGAGGGTGCCGATGGCGCGCTGTCTGATTATCTGCGTGATGCTGCTCGCCGGCTGTGGCCCTGACCCTTCGGCGCTGTCGATGCTTGACCTTGCACCATGCCCTGGCTGGATGGGCGCGGCGCCCGAGACAGAGGGGCAGCTGGCCCGGGCTGCCTCTGCAGAGCGTGCCGGGCGGCTTTGTGCGAATGAAAAGCTGGAAACCGCCGCCGAATCGGTGCGCCACTGATCGGACGCTGTCCGACTTGGGGCCGTTTGGTTCTCTAACTTATTGAATTATATAGTGTGTGTAGGTTGCTGTAATTCCGATAACAGATTGTTATTGTTCTGGTGACCCAACACTACGAATCTGGGGGTCGGGCGTTCGAATCGCTCTGGGTCCGCCACTTCCATAAAATATCTGTTATTTGTCAAAGCCCTGCGGGGCGGTTTGTCAAACTATCCTAGAAGGTTTGACAGTTGATAGTCATCCTTCTTTTCTTTCGAGCGCAAGCATTCCCTGCGCAGCGAGTTCTTTTCGGCTTGCCGCCCTAGTGTAGCGGTTCACCTCAGCAGTCGATCTGTGGCCGGATATAGCCATGATCTGATGCTCAGAGCACCCCGCTTCCGCCAGCCTGCGGCAAGTCGCCTTGCGCAGCCCATGCGGTGACAGCCCGTCCGGCAATCCGGCTTCGCGCACCATTGCCCTAAACCAATTCGTGAAACCGGGCGGGGTGAATGGATGGCCTTGAGCAGTCATCAGGAAGCTAAGATTATCGAGGGGGAGCGCGTCGAGAACTGCCCGCAGGTCAGCGTGAAGCGGGATATGCACATCCTGCCCCGTCTTTTGCTGTGTGATCGACAGAATGCCTTTGCGGACATGCTGCCGCCCCATGCGCACAACATCACTGCGCCGTTGCCCGGTGTAGAGCAAAAGCATTAGCGCCAGATGCGCGCGGGTGCCGGGTTTGTGGTGCTCTTCGAAGGCGGCGATGTGATCCTCTTCCCATGTCAGGAAGCCTTCAGTCTTGTTGCGTACCTTCCTGACACCTTGAGTCGGATCATCACCACGCCAGCCCAGTTCGACAGCGTGACGCATCAGCAGATGCACCATTCGCAGCATGTTGTTCGCAGCAGCGGGCGTTGCCGCCTTGTCGCTGACCAACTTTTGCAGGTGCTTGCGTTCCATGTGGGCGACTCTCTTGTCACCATGTTCAGCCCGGAAGCGTTCGATGATGCCGCGATATGTCGCCTTGGTGGAATCACTCAGGCCGGTGAAATCGCTGGTCTTGTAGAAGCTGACCACAAGCGCGGACACACTGCCCGCAATGGTTTGCTTCACGCCGATTTCCAGCTTCTCGCCATTTGCGGCCTTCTCATATGCCGCCATAAACTCTGGCGTCCATGGCAGGCCCGGAAGCGCGCAACGGGGGAAGCCAGGGCGGCGATAATACCAGCGGAACGTGCCGTGGCGATCTTCGAAGCCCTGACAGTATCGGGGCGGTTTGCGTAAGAGTTTCATCCTTTCAGTCCCAGTCATTGGTTTCGGGGGCTGAATCGTCACCCGGAAGGGCATCAAACGCCAGATCCAAAGCGCGCACGTCCCAGATTGTCCGGGCATACACGCGCTTGGGGGCGGGCATTTCGCCAGCTTGCACCATCTTATCGAAGGTGGAAGGGCTGACTCCGATGTAAGCCGCCGCCTCTCCACGCGACAGCCCACGCCGAGTGGGCGGTGCAATCGGCGAAGAGGGGCGAACTTGAGTCTCCATCGGGTCAGATTGCCACGCCGTTCTTTGCGGCTTCGGCAACTTCTGCCGCCTTGATCTCGGCAGCGGTGGCGGGCCGTGCCGCGCCCAACGTGTCAAACTGTTTGGCTTGGGCCGGGGTGGCATCGAAAACCGATTTCGGCGGCACGATCACCTCATCGGGTAGCACGATCTGATGCTTTGCGTAGAGTTTCGCCATTGTCTGGATCTCCTCAGAAGCCGCTCAGGCGGACGGTGACGGTTGCGGTCGAAGCGGCAGCAGCGGCTACAGCCACGCCCAGTTTGGTGTTGCTGGTGGCAGTGGTGGTCGCCAGTTCAGCGGTGGCGTCCCAATAGACAGCGGCACCGACAGCGAAGGAATTGGCGGAAACCTTGGGCAGTTCGAACACACCGACCGTTGCCACATCGACAGGGGCACCGCTGGCAGCGTCACCCGATGCGATGCCGACGATACCCGCCAGCACCTCGGCACCAGTGGCACCGAAAGCCGGGGTGTTGCTCCACCGCTTGCCGGAAGCGCCTTCCAGCATTCGGACGGCGGCGGGGCGCGGTGGCGTGGTGTTTCGGTTAAGGATGCGCGAAAGCAGGCCCATGCAGATCAGCCTTTCAGCAGCGGCAGGATTTCCGCGATCAGGCGCGAAGCGGGCAGAGAGAAACGGGCCACTTCCGGGCTGACATTTACGAGCCCCGCGCTGAGCGCAGCATTGCGCACACGGTCGTCAGCACCACGGTCGGTTTGCCAGTCCGATTTGACGGTGACACTGCCGTCAGCGCGCATCACAATATGGACAGCGAAGGTCTCGCCCGCTTCCACGCGGTCAATTGCTTCCTCGCTCCGCAATACCCCACGAAAGCCGGAACCCTGCTTCTTAGTCCGCTCGCCTGACCCGCTGAGCCAGCGCGCCAAGGTGTCAATCGTGGGACGCGGCAGGCCGAATTCAGCGGCAATCTGTGCGAAACGGATGGTGACGGCAGCGGCAGCGTCATAGAGGAAGACGCGGCCTTGCTGAGAGGTCGGGGGCAAGAAGTGGCGTTGCACGAGGTTGCGCAGCCCCTTCTCAAATTGGGCGTGCGTGTCGTCTTCAATGGCATCAAGCCGTGCGAATTTCGCGGCAATGTCGGCCAGGGTATAAGTGTTCATCGGTGCTACTCCGCAGCTTCTTGGCTCATTATCTCACTTTTGAGTTGTAGAGTCCAGAATAATCTGCCATACACTTCACATCCCAGAAGTGGGTTCCATAGTTTCTCCTTGCAAACGGCGGGGGCGGTTTGCAGATCGCCCCTACCACCAACGCTGCCGGGCGGTTTCGTCCTCCACCGAACACCTGGCGGTTAGCGCCCTCTCGATCCGGCAATACGGGGCCGTCAGTTCGAGAGGGCGTTTTCATGTGAGGACAAGAGAGGGCGCCCCCATGAGTCTAGAAGCCGCTTGCAAGGCTGATCGCCGTTTCGCCCGCCGTTTTCCTGATCGAGAATGTTGGTTGCGCCCTGCCACGCCTGCCGAGCGCAAGGCCATGTTTGGGACCGGGGTGGATGGTGGCTGCCCAGCCTCGATCCAGGTGGGCACACCGTCCAGCCACTCTTGCAGAGGGTCGGCGGCGAGCACTTTCAGTTGATCATTGAGCCGCTGGGCTTCTTCCTGTTGCTTGATCAGCGACAGGGTCATGTCGTCCACCGCACCGCCCGAGAGCCGTGCGGCCTCTGGTGCCCGAGCAACTTGCTCACCGCTTCCAGCGGAACGCCTTTGTTCAGCATGGCGGTGGCGATGGTCTTTCGCAGCGTGTGAGCGCCCAGCGGCTTTGGCCGGACTTTTTCCCATACATCTCTCGGATGCTCTTTCCTGACCTGCGCTCCGGCATCCTTCGGCGCTGGGAAGACGTAGATCGTGGAGCGGCGGGGCAGGGCGGCGAGAAACTGCACCACATAGGGCGGCAACCCGAAAACCTTGTCCTCATCTGTTTTTGTAGCGCGCCGCCGGGATGGTCCATGTCGCCGCCGTAAGATCCAGATCAGCCCAGCGCATCTCCCGCGCCTCGATACCGCGCGCCGGGATCAGCATCAGGAACCGGATCAGCGCAACACCTACAGGATATTTATCCTGCACCGCCGTCAGGCGATCTGAGAGCGCGCCCATGTCGTCCAGGGTGAAGATGTCCAGCCGCCGTTTCGCGGTGCTTTTCTCGATCCCTTCCAGTGGGTTTGCCAGGCGCGCCA